CTCATAGCTTCTGCTGCTAAAGAAGTTATTCCAGGATTTGAAAGATATCCTTTGCCACCCAATAAATCTACTGCTCCTTTTACTTCAGGGCTAATGTCATAAAGACCTTTAACTGCTGCTTCAAATCCTAGTGCTTTTTCTTCAGTCATTGTTACTTGACTTGGGGTTTTGCCTTGTGCAAGTTTTTGTTGTTTGAGCAGGGTTTCAAGAGCAGATTGTTGTTGTTCAAAAACATCTTTACCAAATTGTGTACCTGCTTCTAGTGCACGACCTGCTTGTGATGCAAGGTTTTCGCCAGGTTGTCTAGGTTTTAATAACTCTAAACTACCTCTAAGTATTGCTGCATCTATGAGTTGTTTGTTAGTAACATTTTGGTTTACTAATTGAGGAAAAACCATGTTACCCAACAACCCTTTAAATCCATCTGCCATTATAAAAGTCCTCCATAGAATCTGTTTAAATTAGGTGTTTGTAAATTTAAACCAGGCATAGCTTGTTGTTGTACCATAGGCATCATTTGTGGTTGTTGTGGGCTAAGTAAACCCATACCCCCACTTAGTAATGCTTGTGCTAACATTGGATTCATTCCTGCTCCTGGTGTTATTTCAGGTGCTGTCATGGCTCTTAGTCTTTCACGACCTGCTTCCATAGGATCAAACATACTCCCATATAGACTTCTTTTTTGTGCCATTGTCATGTCATCTACATTAATACCTGTATTAGGTCCTAATAACATATTAAATAAGTTCATCATCCTAATAATCCTCCTAATAATGCTCCACCTAATACGTATGGGTTCATTCCCATAAATGGAGTTACACTAGCAGGAGCTAGTGCATATCCTAATCCTGCTCCACCTAATGCACCTGCTACCATTCCTGGTCCTTGTGTACCTGGTCCTGTTGATGTAACAGTTCCTGGAAGAATAGTTCCTGCAACAATATTTCCATACTGTTGTAGTGCTTGACTTGGAGCTTGTTGTTCAAATGCAAATCTTTGCATAGCTTCTGTTATAGGTTGTTGTGCTCTTGCTGTTTCTGCTGCACCTACTTGAGCTAATGTTTGTGCAGGTTGAGCAAATGTACCCATAATACTAGGAGCAAGACCTAATGTTGCAGCTTGTGACTTGAGAACGTCACCATACACATCACCATACATTTTTGATGCAACATCTGCTTGTTTCTGAGTAATATCTTTTATTACTTCTGATTCTAGTATTGCTTGTCTTGTGCCACCTAATTGACCTGCTTGGGTTGCACCACGTCTAGCTTGTTGTAATAACCTTGAGCCAGTTTCTTCTATAGGTCTAAGACTTGCTGTTAATGCTTCTTGTAGCATTGGGTCTTGAAATCTTTGTGCAGGACTCATTAATGCTTGTTGAAATCCTGGAACAATAGAACCTAATCCAAGTATACCTTGTGCTGCAGCAGCTTGTCTTTGTAGTTCTTCAGCTTGAAAAACTGTAGGACTAGCTTCAGCATAAGTTCTGCCTGGAAAAAACTGCTGTGGTCCTTGTTGATATAATTGTTGTGCTTGTTGATATAAATCAGTTAAATAGGGTTGTTGCCCTATCCATGGTTCTGATTTTTGCGTTTGTGTGGTGCTTCCACCTCCACCTCCACCTTTACTCATATAAATCTCCTAGTGTATGGTTGTAAGTTCTTTTCCGAGTATGGTATATGTTTGTTCATAACCGAAATCTTTTAATTTTTTAATAAATCCTTTGCGACATACTGTTTCCATAGCATCACATTGTTGTTCTTGTGACCATTCTTCCAGTATCTCTAGTGTTTCTGCTACCCACGTGTCCATTTCTTTGCCACCTAATGTAACAATACGACACACTTTCTTTTGTGGATAGTTTAAAATCTGTGTTGTTATAACTGCTTTGATTTCTTTGCCATTGTCTTTGTCAAAGATAACCCACAGTTGCATTTCTTTTTCTTTTAAGAAGAAGTAGATATCTGAGACATCCATTTCATCTTGTGATTTGTTATTCCCCATTTGAACGTATTGTGCACATTCATCCCAAACATCATCAATATACTCTGCAGGTATACCTGATACATAGATCATAGTTATCTCCTATTGACTTACTTGTATAATACTGAGTGTAACAGATGGGGTTGCAGGGGCAAATGCTGTAGCATTATTATGTTGTAGTTCTACATCTGTACTATCTGATGCCCAAAATGCTTGTAAGTATTGTCCTGCTGTTATATTAAATATTCCATTCCTAGATACAATTTTCTTCTCCCCATTCTCATGTAGTGTAGAAACTGCTGTAGATTGAGCACTAGTTACTCCATTTATCTTTGGAAAAAAATATATAGATTTTGTATTAGCACTATTAGATGATAAGGTCGCATGAAAACTAATATAGTATTTACCTGTGTGAGTAAAGTTAAGTTTACTTGCATCTGACCCATCAATGCTTATACCTTGTTTATCACCTGAACTATTAAAAGTTATTGCATAAGCTGTATTTACTAATGTTGGTGTTTGGTCAGTTGTATCATAAAAGAAACCAAAGTCTCCTGCACCACTACCACCTGCAAATGCTCTCCATACAGTACCATCATAGTAATATAGGTTTTCACCTTGTCCTGGATTCCAGTTAGTACCATCAGCATAAGCGATATCACCTTGCTTTACTCTGCTAGGTGCAACATTCTTTTCTTCTATAAATGCTATAGGGTTTTCTTGTAATGCACCTTGTAGTTTAGTCAGTTCTTCGAAAATATATCTTGGTAAATCTTCTGTATTAGCAGGTACAGGATTAGGTACATACTTAGGAGCTTGTGCCATTATCTTTCCCCTATAACTTCATACTCTAAATCATAACCATTAAGTTCAAATGGACTGTTGTCTGTGTGTTGAAATCTTACTGCGATGTATTTACCTGTTGACCTACAATCTACTTTATTGTTTTGTGTTGGGTCAAAGTTTTGTCCTGCTGTATAAGTATATGTGCCATTAGGCGACATAGAACTTCCAACTGATATAACAACCTGTCCTGAACCACCTACTTTGGGGGTTAGTTTTCTAACTTGTTTGACAGTATTAGTGTTGCCATCTAAGGTTAATCCTTTTCTCTCTAGTGTCGATATGTAGTTTTCACCATCGAACTGTCTGCCAAAATCACCACGATACAATTTAGTATCTGCAACACCTGCCATCAATATACTTCTTTCTGTAGGATTATAGGTTCTCTCACCCCATACCCCACTATAATCAGTCCATGTATCTGTTTGTGTATTCCAGGTTATAGATGTAGCACCAGGGTCTACAATTCCATTACCAATGTGATAAATATTAGGTAAATCACGAAAAGTAAATGAGTTGTTAACATAATTATAAATTAATGCTTTGTTACAATATTGCGACCCTACAGTAGGATAGCATACCCACATTTCTGTTTGCTGTACGTTATGTGCAACAAAGGTGAGATTATAATATGCATCATTTATGTTATCAAATAGTTCTTTTTTAACTAGATCAGTAGCTACCGATTGTTTTCTTACGCCATCGTGTACTACTAAATCACCTTGAGTAACTACAAAATGTTTACCATCAAATTCAGCTATACAATTTCTGGTTAATACGCCTGTATCGTTAAATAGTTTTTGGAAACTAAATACAAGATTGCCACCGATATAGTTAGCTATCCATGTAGAGTTTTCTTTGTATATTACAAACGATTGTTTAAGTGCTAGACCATCAACAATAAAGTCTGATTCATCACCTATGGTTACTTCACCTGCGTCATTAGTACTAGCTGCTGTCCATGTAGATGGGAAACTAAAGTTCTCTGCTGCATCGCCCCATCTTACTTTGTTAGGAAACTCTGTGCCACTTTCTGTAAGATTAAGTGCCATTAGATAGTTACCAAATGCTTTTATGGTTTTGCAAGTTGTATTAGCCACCCAGTTAGGTAAATCACTAAATTCACTTGCTGATGTAGTAGCTAGTGCTTGTGGGTCATCTACCCCATTACAAAGGATAGGCAAACCATTATAGACAGTTCCTGTCCAGTTACCTATAGATGTTAAATTAGTTGAATAATCGCCACCTGATGACCTTGTAAAGTTTACATGATTAGTACCATCAGTTCTATAAATCTTAGCTGTACCTGCGTAAAACCAATACGATGATGTACCAGTAGACCAGTTCAGTACAAAGTATGGAGCTACTGTAGGTGTACCAAATACTACATCATGTCCTTTGATCTTCTTTCCTGCATTATCAGTAAACCTTATGTTACTTGCATGTGAATAAAACTCAGGTGGAAGTACAGTATTGTTTGTATCCTTTATCATGCCCTTTGGGGCAGGTGCTACAAATGTTGCCACTAATTATTCTCCTGTGTAAAAATTGTGTTTAATACAATTCTTGCGTTATGTTTCATTGGGTTTTGTCCTGCATGTAATAAGTTAGAGTCAAACAATATAGCTTTTCCTCTTTCATAATTTATCCTTTCTTTTATCTTATTGTTTTCAAAAAACATAGTGTCACCATCAGATTTGTTGATATAAACAATTAATGACTTGAATTTTAAATCAGGTCTTTGTTCAGGATTGTTTATATCTTGATGACACATTTGATGATTATGTTGCATATACCCTATCAATGGAAAAGTAACATTAATTTTCATTCTTAATATTTGTTTTACAGGTATTTTTTTTTCATCAAAAACAGTCTTAAAAAAATCATAATACTGACACTTAGGTTGGTTGTCATAATAAAGATGATGTATTATCTGACCATTGTCTATAACATTTGGGTCAGTTATTTCACCTCTACTAGTTTTTCTGTCATATATAAAACTTATATTAGACCTTGTAACAATCCTTTCTGCTTCATCAAGAAAAGTATCGCTTAACTTATATTCTTTTACTAAACTGTTCTTTTCCACATGTACACTACAATATATGGTTGTAAGTTGTTGTGGGCATTACCACCACCAGTATTGTCTGTCGATACATTATCTCCTAATGTTCTAGCATTACCACCTGTAATATCTAAATCATTTGCATTAGGAGGTGGAAGAATACCTGCAGGTTGGTTGTGATTGTGCGATGGCATTTCAGAAATAGTTAATGTATGCGTTTTAGCACCACCTGTTTCTTCTGCTGTATCGAATTCTGTTTGTGTTGAATCTATACCTACTGGAACACGACCTGCACCAAATGCTACCCATGTACCGAAACCTAATAAAGTTGCAGGGTTAGTACTATCACTTGCGTTCATGTAAATAGAGCCAACAGGATATATATTTGCTAGTGTAGCTATTGTATTCCCACCTAAAGTTCCTGACCCAACTGACAATGCACCTGTAGCAGTAATATTCCTAATACCTGTTACATCTTTACTTGCATCTACAGTTAGTGCTTTTGATGCTTCTGCTGTACCTAATGTTGCCACATCTACATAATTAAGTTCTGTAGTATTGGCAGTACAACCATCAAGTAAGTTTAATTCTGTATGTGTTGCTGTCATTGCCCCTGTTATATTAGGGAAGCTATTTTTTATTGTTGATTTAAGTAATCTTATGTGGTCATCACCTTGAGCAACAGAGTCAGTTGCCCCTGGATTTGAGGTATTAAGACTATCTATATATGTTCCTGTTTCTAATCCCATTAATTATTCTCCAATCATGTAATTAATTTATGTATTGAAAGTTCTGTAAAGTTTACATTTACCTGACAAGCTGTACTAATTCCATTGTCATCTATTTTACCAAATATTTCGATGTAGTCTGTAGCTACCAATGAAACTATTTGACACAAGTTTAGAGTAATTCTTCGGTTGTCATTGTCGTTTGCACTAAAGTTATTGTATTTACCCTCTTGTGAACCGTTTTTATAAATATATGCAGATGCTTGTGACATATCGCTGTTGGTTTGTGCATCTAAACTGACCATAGCATTAATCATATAATATCCATTTGCTCCTGATGGAACTGTAAATCTGTGATTGGTCGTATCAAATGTTACACCTGATTCAAAATCAACAGTATCAAATTCTACTTTTTTAATAACATTGTCTGAAAGTGCTGTGCTTGATGACTGTCTAACTCTACACAATGGAGTATTGGTAGGTAAATCAGCACTTGTTGCAATAGTCGATGTACTTGCAGGTAAAGTAAGAGTATTAGTTCCTGCTACAGCAGGTGCAGAGATTGTAATCTCACCTGAAGTATCGCCTGTTAGTTTTATACTTGCCATTAATCTGCTTCCTGTATTGTTAATTCACCTGCATCTACAAGTCTCTTTACTTCTGCCCAAACTATATTGTCAGGGTAATCCTTGTTTTCTTTATAAGGAATATAATATGTTTTAGAATCTATTGTTACTTTTAAATTTATAACTTCATCTAAAAATACATCTCTAATTTTTTTAGCATTTGTAATATTCATAATTCTGCGTCTATAGTTATTGATGATGTGATTCTAGCACCTGAACCTGCATCATTGGAATTTCCTCTCATATTTGCAATGTCATCACTTATTTGCATTGTTATAGTCCCTGTATTTATATGACTTGTGCTTGGTGTACTTACAGTAGGTTGAGTTCTCATTCTACAATGAAAAGGAATATTGTAAGAAAAAGTAGCTTGATGTGATGTATATGATGCTGCGTACACAAAAATTGCTTCTGCATCTTCATTATGTATTTGGTAATACCTCTGACATCTAGCTA